TAGTGTGGCGGGCGGGGCCCCTCGTTCCTCCCCCGCCCGCCGCGCTGGATTTCCCGAAAGGTTTAAAATGACTTTGCTTGCAAAGAACGAGCCAGGCGGCGCTGCCGGACTGGTTTGGGAAAAAGCAGGAGCGGAAGGCGCCATTGAGATTCACCCTCAGTTGGCCCAAGAACTTCTTGCCATTCCCGGAAAACTATTCTTCGTTGTTGAAAAAGAATTGAAGAAGGCCGAAGAAGAAGTAAAGGAAGCGGTCGAAAAGGTCGTTACCAAAAAGGCAGCCCCCGAGGCACCTGCCGCTGAAGAGAAGGTCGGAGACGACCTCTCAGATGCCTTAGAAGCAACATCACCAACTAAGCGACGCGCAACAAAGGAATAGGTATACCATGGCAAATAACGGGTCACAATATTCGGACCCCGTTGCTCTTGCCACGGTTGCCGAGTTCTCAAAGCGCTATCCTGAATTGGTTGTTGACTTGGATGCGACAACTATTGCGGACATTCTTGTTGAGGCAACTGCCCACCTTGAAGACCTTACAGGTCGTCGTCTTGCTCCTTTCAAGGGGCACATTTACCAAGACCGTCTCTTTGGGATTGACCCAGGTGAGTACGGCAACAACGCCGACATGCCGATGGACATTTTTGGTTCATTGGGCATGTCACAGGCTATTGCACTTGGCGCCTCAACGCTCGTCCGCCACTTTTGGCTTGACCAGCACGCGCCGGCATACCCTGAACTATGGACTTACAACATTCAGTCCATGACCATTTACCGTACCTATGGTGACTACCAGCCAATTGACTTTAATCATGGTGGCGTCCGCGGCCCAGACGTAACCGACGGTCACGTTTGGATTCGACTAGGTACATTTGCCCCCGAGGGCTCACGAATTGAAGTTGTTTATGACGGCGGTTATACAAACGGCATTCCACCGTCATTGCGACGTGCGTGCTTGTTCCAAGCCGCTAAATTTATTATGCTTGAATTTGAACCACAAACCCGTCGCGAGATGAACCTTGACGACATAGACAAGCAAATTAACAGTCTAATTGGGCCTTGGGTACGTGGTTAATGCCAGTTAAGACAATTGTTTACGGCAAAACGTCTAAATCGGAAAAAAACTTCGCTAATTTTGCAGCCCGGCTTGACATTATCAAGGAACGCCTTGAAGACCCACAGCCGGCACTAAACTCAATTGTTGCAGAGTTTGGCCTCATGGAAGCGCAACGTTTTCTTGATGGCGGTTTTGCTCCTGAATTTGGCATTAATAAAGCATGGACTCCTATTAGCAAGGAGCAAGGGTATAATCGCAATTCTGAGGGCGGAAACAAAAACACCGACCAAACCCTTTTGAATTTTGGTTATCTTGCTCGAGCCGCATCTAATCCCGAACTAGATTATGTTGGGGTTAAAGCGGTAAAGATGATTATTGACCCAACCCGGGAAGCGCCCAGGGGTTATTCTCATGGTCGCAACTATGGTGAGTTTCACCAACACGGATTAGGCCAAAACCCTAAGCGTGAAATTGTTACCATCACACCAGCGTTTGTTAAAATCGCTAACAAAATTATTAAAGTCTACGTGCTTGAAGGCGCAGGAAAAGAAGTTGACCGCAAAAAGGTTAACATTCCTTCTAACACTTGGCGTCGTGAAGACGTTAAAGCGGAACTCCGCAAGTACGAACGTCGAATGGAACGTCGCAAGGCGGGCCTTCGCACTTTTGGTGAAAGCCACATTATTCACAGTGGTCGCGGCATTCCCAAATACGAACAGCAGTCAACATTCCTTGGCGGCGGAAGACTTGGTAAGAGGGGCTACTAATGGCAAACAAAGAGTGGTGGACAAATTGGTCCATGACAGACCTTGGCGATGCTTACGGTCCGGTCTACGGCGGTCATTCAGTTCAAGAGGCTTTTTACAACACGCTTCAGACGTGGTTTCCAACTTACATTGCCGAATTCAATCGTGCAATTGGAAGTAACGTTCTTGCCGTTCCTTTTGAATATCGCCACCGCCCCGATTATCGCACACTGCCCCGCAACGCAAAGGCAGCAGTGTTAGTAACGGTTCCTGGCACAGCCGGGCAACCAGAGATTTACCAAAACAATGTTCGTGCTCACTTTCACGTTGACGTTATGGTGTACATTTATGGTACAACCGACTGGCAAGAAACAGAAGCACTTACACAGGCGTATGCGTCCTGTATCCGTACCTGCATTGTTCAAAATCGTGCCCTCGGCGGTCTTGCCGAAAGCACTATTTGGGTGGGCGAAGAATACCTTGAAGGCGAACACAGTTCCGGTCGAACAACCGGCGTATCGCACATTCGTTTCTTGGTTACCATCGGCAATGTAATGAACATCTTTGGTGGTGTTCCTGCTCCCTCTACAGCGGCCCCAGCGCCGTTGCCAGAAGTGGAAACGTACAACATTACCGTCGAGAAAGAATCGCTATGAATCAAATCACAATTCTAATCCAGTCGAACTATGTAGTATTTGACGACTTGGGGCAACCGATGGCACAAGGAGAAATCCACACTGTCAATCAGACGCCGGTTATTGAGGACCTTATCTCAAATGGTCAAGCCACTATTGTCCCTACGCCCGTAGTCGAAGCGCCGGTTCAAGAAGTAGCACCAAAGGCCGCCACAACAACAAAAAATTCTAAGAATCAGGAAACTGTTTCAACTAGCACAGGAGAAATCTAATGGCTCAAGCCCCAGGCACTTATGTTACAGTGACCGCTAATGCCGCCAATGTTGCAGTCCAAAACCCCACGGGTACTTGGTTTGCACTTGGTGTTGCCGCCGGTCCTGCCAACATTCCGGTCCCCGTTCAGTCAATGAACGACTTTAACGCCGTGTTCGGTCAGATTGTGAACGGTCAGATTACTGGTCGCTACACAACCGCCAACGTAAACAGCACATTGCTGTACGACGCCCTTGACACGTATTTCCGTGAAGGCGGCATGCAGGCTTACGTAGTCCGCGTTCAGCCCACTTCGACCGGTGTTGCCGCCACTTCCGGCACAACTGGTGGTGCCTGGACTCTTACCGCTAGCGGTAAGGGAACATGGGCTAACTCGTCAAGCGCCGCCGCCAACGGTGTTATCGTTACCGTTAACTACATTTCAGCCGGTAACTACAGCGCCACAATTGCGTACAACGGAAACATCAACGCTTCAATCACTGGTCTTTCTGGTGACACCGACATTATCAACTGGATTAACTCGCTGCCTCTTTATCAGGGCCTTGTTAGCGCCGCCTCGTCTGCCGGTGCTTCGACACTGCCGACCACAACCGCCGCGCCTCTCGTTGTTTACATGACCGGTGGTACGGACGTTGCTGTTGTCGACGTTGACGTTACAGCCGCTCTTGCTTCAATCACCGAAGCCTACGGTCCCGGTCAGGTTTCGTACCCCGGTAACACCGACGCTGCAATGTACGTTAGCCTTGCTAACCACGCCGCTGCCTTTAACCGTGTCGCCTTGCTGGACGCGCCCAACTCGGCCACCGCAACCACCGTTGCTTCCGCCGTGTCGACCTTCCAGGGCAACTCGAGCGTTACCGACCCTTCGTACGCCGCGTTTTTCGGACCTTGGCTGCTGACCCCCGGTAACGTCAACACCAACCCCTCGGCAACAAACCCCTACGCGTTTACTCGCACAGTCGCCCCTGTTGCTTTGGCTGCCGCCAAGATTGCACAGACCGACGCTGGACACGACTCAAACGTGCCTGCCGCTGGTTTGGTCAACGGTGCCGCCTCGTACGTGACTGGTGTTACTCAAGTTTACAGCGCCGCCGACCGCGGCACCCTGAACTCTGCCGGTGTGAACGTTGTTCGTAACGTACCTAACGTTGGCACAATCTGCATCTATGGCTTCCGCTCCGCTGCCGTGAACCCTGCTTGGATTTACTTCAGCAACGTGCGCTTCCGCATGCAGGTTGTCAAGCAGTTCGACGCCATCGCAGAAGGATACGTGTTCCAGGAAATCGACGGCAAGGGACAGTTGTTCTCGAAGTTGTCGGGTGCCCTCGGCGCTCAGTGCCAGGCATACTGGCTGCGCGGAAGCCTGTACGGCCCAACAGCCGGCAGCGCCTACGTGGTCAACGTTGGCCCAACGGTCAACACCCCTGCCACCATTCAGGCCGGTCAAATCAACGCTGTTGTGAGCCTCAAAATGTCGCCATTCGGTGAGTTTGTGAACATCAGCATTGCCAAGTACGCCGTAACCGCTACGCTTCCCCAATAATCAGAACTAGCCTTTAAGGAAAACAAATGTCATCAACAAATTACACCAACGCAGGGACACCTACGTACTTTGGTTCCGAGCAGCAGTTTCTTGTGTCGCTCAGCATTCTTACGGCGCCTTCCAACGTTACCTTCTCGAGCAACCTTGCTGCAAACGCATCCGTAACGTTCGACAAGTTCAGCGGCGGCGACGTGCAGAGCACAATCAACAAGCATCGTCCCGGCGGCATGGGTCCCGAGATTTCGTTCTTGGCCCTCCCCACGTACTCGGACGTTTCAATCTCAAAGGCTTGGAACACCGGCACAGACAACGCTCTGTGGCAGGACCTTACTAGCGTGATTGGTAACTCAATTGCGCAGGTCACGGTTCAGCCCCTTGACGACGGCGGTAACGCCTGGGGCGCTGCCACTGTCTACACGGGTCGCATCAACAAGGCTATGCCTGGTGGTACTGACTCGAACAGCAACAGCGTTCGTTTGCTTGAAGTTGGCCTTTCGGTCGAGACGGTTGGCCTTGTTACGGCTAACGGCGTCGGCTCCGATGGTTCGACCACGCCGAGCACCTCAATGGGCGCTTCTCTTTGGGGCACTCAAACAATCATCTAGTCTGATAGACTAGCAACATTATAAACCTTGGAGGAAACATGGTTGATTTTACTATTGACGGGCAAGAAATTTCTACGGCAACAGAGGGGGAGATTGTCTCTGCTCCTGCGGAAGCAACTCCCCTTCTGTCGCTGAAGAAGCGCCGTGAGCAAATTGTTAATGACTTGTACATTGACATTAAGGTTCCACGCTGGGACAACCCAGAACTTTACCTGCGCTTCAAGCCTGTTTCGGCAACGAAACTGGGCAAGACAATTGAGAAGTATCAAAACAAGGCAAAGGCCGACAAGAACACAGACTGGTCATTCTTGGCCAACGCTGAGATGCTTCTTGACGCTTGCATCGGTATCTACGCTGTTGTAGATGGCGACAAGGACAATAAGTTGTCGCTTCGTCCCAACGAGCCTCACAGCCCTTGGACGCGCTTTGACGAGGACATGGCCGCTGCGCTTGGTATTGAAGCCGCGCGCGCCACAGATGTTGTTGTCGCCACCTTCTTTGCAGAGGGTGACCTCATTGAAACGGCAAACCGTTTGTTCCGTTGGAGCAACATTGCCAACAATGAGGCTGACGAAACTTTCTAGAAGCCCTGCGCGAAGACCCCTACGTTGAATCGGCGGGGTATGCCGCATACCTAGGCATGGACCCAAACGTCCTACTAAGCCAGGGCACTGAAGACTACATGATTAGCATTGCCGTGCTTCAAAGCGCAATGAAATTAAAGAATTCAGAAAAAATCGAAGAAATCAAAGTTCTCGCGGAACTAATTGGCTATGAATTCGCAAAGAACCTAGCCAAGATTTTCTAACCACCAACTCCGCTTACAAATTTACTTGGGCGGCAGGACAGCCGCTACCTCTACGGGGGTAGCGGTTTTCTTGTTTATAAGGGCCAATTATGGACGAACAGTTAAGTTTTAATCTAGAGTTCCGCACGTCTGATGCGGTCAAAAATATTGAGAACCTTCAGGTCTCTATTGATGACTTGTCAACGTCGATGGACGATAACGTCAAAGTCGGTGCCGACCTTGTTAAAGGTCTTGACAGCGCAACGACTGCTTCTAGCGACTTAACTAAATCAATTAGCGACCTTGCCAAAGTCATGGCCGACGTTGCCAAGGCAAGCGAAGACAACGTAGTTGCTACGGACGCAAACACAAAGGCAACAGAAGAAGCCATTGCTGTTCAGGCAAAAGAGATTGAAGAACTTCGCGGCCTTATTGTTGCGTTGAACGAAGCCGCTGCTGCCTCACGTGAAATGGCTTCTGCGGATGTTGAATCCGCCTCCGCGGGCAAGGCGGCAAGCACCGCTCGCGCAGAGTCAACAAGCATTCTCACAAAACTCGGGAACCTTGGTACGCCAGAGTTGATGAAGGCTGCAACGTGGAGTGCCTTTGCCGTTGGCGGTATTGCATACGAAGCCGTCAAGCAATACGCTTCGTTCAATTCTGCTCTTACGCAATCAATTACTCAAGCCGGGCGCGCACAAAACAGCATGCCTTTCTTGAGCCAAACCGCAATGAGCATCGCTCAGCGTACCGGTATGCACCTTACCGACGTTGCAAACATTATTTACCGTGTTTCGTCTGCAACTGCCAACTGGAACAAAGGACTTGGTGCCACTAACGCGCAGTTGGCGCAAATGGCTCAGCAAACGGCAAACCTGAACGTTCTTGGTGGCGTTTCCGGCGGTGCCCCTTCAGAGCAGTCTGCCCGAATCATGGGTGCTGTTATGAATGCCAACCTGCAAGGTGTTGGCACCAGCGCCGCGTCCGCAGCCGCGTGGGTTAACGCATCGGTCGGTGCTGGTGACATTAAGCAATCAGAGTTTATCTCTGCCATGGGTCGAGGTCTTCTTGCCTCTCTGTCGGCACACAATATCTCTGCTTCCAGTGGTTCTGCGTTCGTTGACCTTCTGACGACATTGGGTACGCCAGGTTCAACCGCTGGTCAGTACGCAAAGACTGCGCTTACCCTGATGACCGCGCCTAGTGCGCAGGGCTCAACCGCTATGTCCATGCTTGGCATTAACGTTGGTCAGTTGGGCGCGTTGCTTCAGCAAAAAGACGGTATTACCGCTGCGGCTGAATACATGCGCAAGCAGATGCAAACGTTTAATCCTGCCGCCACCACACTGCCCGTTACCGAAAAGTTGGCAAACGGTTCCAGCGTTGTATTGACGGGTAGGGCTGCCGCAGAATACCAACTTGAAAAATGGACTTCTGGCGCGCTTCCTAAAAGCGTCATTAACGCCTGGGCGACAGGACACCTTGCCTCTTACACCGCTTCGCAATTAGGCACCACAACTTCAGGTGCTAATGGAGCCGCAGTTTCGGGCGCCCAGTGGCAGAACACGCTTCAGAACCTTATTATTACCAAGGCATTTGGTGGTTCACGCAGTTCCGCAACCATTGACGCCCTGATTAACAACGTCGGTCAAATTGCCGGTATTCAGCAATATATTGACACTCACTCAACGGCAGCGAACTACAATAAAGACGTTGCCATTGCAATGAACACGCCGCAAGTGCAGATGCGTCGCATCGAAGAACAAGTTATGGTTGCTCTTGTTCGCTTTGGTAAAGAGATTACGCCTATCGCTCTTCGTCTCGGCCACGCTTTTGCCGACATAATTACTTGGTTGACCAAAACCAAAGCAGTCCTTATTCCGCTTGTAGAGTTTATTGGCGCAATGGCTGGCGTTGCTGTTGTTTCTAAAGGTGCCAGGTTAGTACAAGGATTCATCGGAATGTTTGGAAAGGCTTCCGGCAGCCTTGGACGTTTCTACGGCAAAATTGCCGGTGGCGACGTTATGGACGAAAGCATCCAGCGCACCAAATTGGGAGGATTCTTTGCTTCGCTAAGCCGCAATAGCAACCTTTTCTCAACGCCCGCCGANAAGATGAACCTTGCTGCGGACAAAATGCTCGAGGCTGCTGGTGTGGGCGGTGGCGGAAACCCTCTCGCAAAACTGTTTGGCAAGGGTGAAAAAACTGCCCTTTCAGACGTTGAAAAGTCTTTGCTTACTAAGGGCGAAGCAGTCACCAAGGCTTCCGTTCGCCAAGCACTTATTGACGCAGGAAAGATTGAAGGAGCCGGACGCGGTAAGGAAGCAGAACAACTTATTGGCTCCACCCTTGACAAACTTCGTGGCATTCAAGGTGGCGCCCTTAAAGAGGTCGGTTCTTTTGTCGAAAAAACAGGAGCCAACGACATTGTTGGTCTTGCTGAAAAAGAGGGCGGTGGTCTTCTTGCTAGATTTGCCGGCGCTGGTGTGGGCGACATTGCGGGCGGCCTTTTGGGTGGCCCCATTGGCATGCTTGCCATGTCAACCATTGGCCCAATGCTTATGCCATACATTGCTAAGGGGCTTGGCTCTGCCATCGGTGGCTTGGGCCACTTTTTTGGTGGTTTGTTTGGCGGCGGCTCAAGCGGAACTCAAAAACCAATCGTACCTATTAAGCCAACGGGTTCGGTGGCGCTAGGCCCAGCCGCTCTAAATGCTGAAATTTTAAACGCACAAGCGGACATGACTCGTCTTTCTGGCCTTATTGGAAGCAATAAAGCAACAACATCAGACTACGCCAAGTTCTATCAAGACCAGCAAACCATTAGAAACGTACAAGGTCAACTGAATCTGTTCAAAGGTTTAAGTACCAGCGCTGCAAGCGCAAAGGTTATTGCGGCCAATGCGGCAAATCTTAAAAACTGGACAGCGCAAGCGACGAATTTAGCGTGGGTTTCCAGCAGCCTTTCATGGGCTCGGAATGAAGGCGGCTATGGAAGTAACGAAGGCACTGTTCTAACCTACGCCTCTTTGCAAAAACAAGTTCCATCTCTTAATACTTTGCCCACCAGCACTCAAGCGGCTATTAAGAGCATTTATGCTAAATACTCAAGCGCAAATTGGTCTGGCGGAAACCAAGCACTTCTTAACGACGTTCAAGGCGTTCTTAAGGGAACCGAAAATCAAGTTAAGACGCAAATTTCACAATTGCCTCAAAGCGTTTCGTTAACTGGCGCTCAAAATGCAATTAAGAATCAAATGGCAAACGACACTGCAAGTAAGTCGCTTTTAAAGCAAGCCTCGCAAGGAAACCTTGGCATTGGAACCGCGTCAAGCGTTTATGCGCAATTAACGCACGCCTCAATTTCGTCTGCTCTTGACTCGGCTTCGGACACTCGAGCCGCAGCCGCTCAAGCCGCAGCCGGCAACCTTGCCGCAGCCAAGGCTTTGAAGGACGCCGCCGCAACGCTCAAGGCTCAGTCCGTCGCGGAAGCAAACGCCGCTACTGGCGTGGCGCAAAAGAACGGCCTCAACCCTCAAAACATGAGTGCTTTGGCCAGCGCGGTTCAAACGTCTTTTGCCAACGCCGCCACAAGCATTGGTCTTACACCAAGCGGCATGGCGCAAGCGTTTAGTTCGGCTCTTAACGCGCCGCACGGTGGCCTTAAGGGCGCTGTGCTCAAAATCATCAAGCAGGGCACTTCAGGAAAGTGATAGACTAGGAAAACATGGGATACGCAGACGGCAACGTTAATACAAAAACACAAGTAACGTTTACACCACAAGGCGTAAACAATGACGCTTATTTTCCCGTTGTCGGAAACCTTCTTGGCGACTCAACATTTAGTCAAGTTCAAGGCGCTGGTGGTTGGCAAATTGTAGAACGCCCTAAAAACACCTCGGCAACCCAGTGGTATGACCGTGCTTTGTATCAAACCCAGATGACTATTATGTTCCAAAACGACATGCTCCCTAGCGGCAGAAGCGTTACGGAAATGTATGAACAATTGATTTCCTGGGTTGAGCCAATCCCAAACACATATCAACCTCCGGTTTTTAAAATCTCTGGTCCAACGGCTGCTGGTTCTTCTACTCTTTGGTATCTTTATTCTTTTGAGTTGCGTGAAGCAATCCGTGACGGGCAAACAGGCGAGCCACTTCAGCAAACCGTTTCCATTGTTTGCTACGAATACCAAAGCCCTATTCCCAGTGTTCAAAGCCACGCCGCCCAATCGAGTAAAAAAACGTCAACCCCTACAAGCCGGCCATATCTTGTAAAGGCTAATGAAACTTTGCAACAAATTGCAACAGGGCCCAATGGCTACAAACACTGTAAAAAGTACACAACTCTTAACACGTGGATTGCAGAAGTAGGTCGGTTAAACAACCTTAGAGACCCTAAAGACACAACCAAAATCAAAGCGCACACTACTATTAAAATCCCCGTATAATCATGGCTCACAAGAAAAAAGCCGCAACAAGAAAAACTACAAAAAGCGCCACGTCTGGCGTTACCGATACTGTTGTTGCAAATCCTTCAATGGTCCCCGACAACAGCGGGAAACTTAAACTTCAAACGCTGCCGACGGGCATTGGGTTTGGACCAGACGACCTTGCAAACTTTGTAACTCTTGACCCCAAAACGGGAACCGTTTATCAAAAACTTGGTTACTATTACGAAGACGCAATTACCGACATTATTCTTCAACAAAACATGCTGGGAACGTCAACTATTACCATTCAGTTGACAGACCCCACGCGTCAGATTTTGCGTAGTACCGGAGCCGGAAGCAACAAGACCACAGGCGGTTTTCTTTCTTTTGCTGAAGTTACTGACTCCGCCGCTGGTGGCGGTGGTCAAGGAATCAAGCAAGGGCTTACTTTAATTGTTGCCGGAACAGGCAATGGCAGAACGCAACCCTTTGTTGACTCAAGCGCGCTTGCTGCCGCTTCCAATTATGTGCTTACAACCGCGGACAAAAAAGTTATTCAGCAATCAAACAAATTGGTTTACACGCTTGTGCAATTTGTCAAATCCGGCGACCAGGTGCAACTGGTGTTTGAATCAGAAGCGGTTTTTCGTCTTCAGCAACAACGCGGTAACGGCAACATAACTAGCACCACAAGCGCGGGCGTAACCCCGTTTATGGCAGGTCTTGTAACGGCCCTTAACCCCGCTCCAAAAAACAGTTTTTATTCAGACATTAACCTTGTTGCGCCAGACTACGCCACAATTTGGAACGCTCTTACGGGCAATAACAATGTTCCGGTAATTACGGTTGCATTGGGTCGAGGCACTACAACAGACCCGTATGAAGACTCATGGACAGCAATGAGCCGCATCGCTTCGAGTATTGGTTGGCGCATCTGGGAAAACGCTAATACCGTTTATTTTGGCCCAGACGAATACTGGCTTGGTATTCTGCCAGGGCAAAACGGCGAGCCGCCAATCAACAAAATTAAAGGCACAACCGGCAAGAATATGCAGGTTATCTCAGAGTTCAATGACACAATTCAGTTGATTGACTTTGACTGGGACGTGGGCAAGCCCCTCGGTCAAGCCACGGTAACTTGCATGCTTGACAACTGGCAATTTGACATTGGCGAAATTGTTATGGTTTCTGGCTGTGGAATTGCTGACGGGCAGTGGATGGTTTCGTCTATGCAACGTGACGCATTTAACCCACAGGCTTCAATCGTCCTTCAGGTTCCAATGCCATACGGTCAAGTTTACGACCCCAGTTCCCAGCCTCTTGCTCCGTTCCCAATTGGTTCAGAGTACAGCGCCGCCGCATGGGCCGCTATTGCATCTGCAAACGGCTCCCCCACAACTACAACAACGACAGGTTAACAATGAGAAGTCAAGACACGTTTACTCTTATGCAAAACCAGTTGAAGTGGCAAGGAAATATCTTTGCATCTGGGCGGCAGACAGAAGGAACGTATTATGGCACCGTTGTGCAGACAGACGCGTCCGTAACAGACGGTTCAATCACTGCTGGAAATTTGACTTTTACAATTCCCTCATACAGTGGCACGCAAGTATGGGGTCCGGTCCCGTATCCGGGTTCTGTTGCTCCGCCGGTCGGCACGTCTTGCACCGTTACATTTACACCTCAAAACGTTCCGGTCATTCACGGATTTCTTGGCTTTGGAAATGGTAGCGGCGCACAAGGGCCACAAGGCCCGCAAGGCGCGCAAGGTTCTCAGGGCTTGCAGGGCTACCAAGGCCCTCAGGGAGCGACGCCATCAACCGTTGGCGATAGTGGCTGGGCAAACGTTTCTTCTTTTTCTAATGGCTTTGGCTCTGCTGGAACGGCTCCTGCTTATCGGCTACTAAACAATGTTGTATACCTTCGGGGCAACGTAACCGGCGGCTCCGCAAACGCTACGGCATTTACTCTTCCTTCGGGATACCGGCCTTCTGCCGCAACGGTAATTATGACGCAAAACTTTGGCACGTCTGGCTACACGTACGTGACGGTAAATACTGACGGTACCGTTGTTCCCAGCGCATCGGCAACGTGGCTTTCTGGGATTGTTTTTCCAATTGGATAAAGTAAATCCTTGATTTTTCTTCTTGTATGGTGTATTATGTCTCTATAATGGGGCATTTACTGCCGCTCTGAGGGGAACGACATGATTTCAATATTTACGCCGAGCCACAATCCTAAATATCTTGATGAAGCCTATGAAAGCATTAGGGCTCAAACCATTCAAGATTGGGAATGGGTGGTTCTTCTCAACGGTGATGCCCATTGGGAGCGCCCAAATTACGATGACCGCGTTCGGGTAGCATACGCCGAGCCCCACATGAACGGCTCTGTAGGCGCGCTTAAGCGCCACGCCGTCGACCTTTGCTCCGGCACCATTTTGGTCGAATTAGACCACGATGACACGCTTGCACCAACGGCACTAGAAGAAATTAAAAAGGTTTTTAACGGAGACCCCGAAACCGTTTTTGTTTATTCAGACTTTGCTCATCTTGACGTTGACGGCAAACCGCACGCTCACATGTTTGACCAAACATACGGTTGGAACTATTACACCGATGGAGAGCACGTCGTTTGTGCCGGCATGAAGCCCACGCCCCACAACGTTTCGTTTATTTGGTATGCTCCAAATCACGTGCGCGCTTTCCGAAAGTCCGCTTACGACGCCGCAGGCGGATACGATTATTCACGCAAGGTTCTTGATGACCAAGACCTTATGGCTCGGCTCTACCTTCAAGGCAAGTTTCATCACATTGAAAAATGCTTGTATTACCAGCGTCTTCACGGGGAAAACACTCAAGTAGACCCAGAGACCAACGTTTTCATTCAAGAGGAAACCGTTCGTCTGCACTCTCAAAACATTCAGTCCCTTCTTTTAAAGTGGTCTGAAGACAACGGGCTTCTCGCTTTGGACTTGGGCGGTGCGCACAACCCCGCGCCGGGATACAAAACCGTAGACTTGCACGAACCCGCTTATTACGTCGGTGACATTTTCAACGTTTTGGGCGAACTCGAAGACAACTCAGTAGGCGTTATTCGTGCTGTTGACTTTTGCGAACACATTGCCGACAAGATTCGTTTGTGGAATGAGTTTTACCGCGTTCTTGCTCATGGTGGCATGGTTGTAAGCCTTACACCCAGCACCGACGGACGGGGCGCCTACCAAGACCCAACGCATGTTGCGTTTTACAATGAAAATAGTTTCTGGTATTGGGTTGACGACAATTACCGTCGTTACGTCCCAGAAATTAAAGTAAACTTTCAAGTAAGCCAACTCTTTACACACTTCCCTTCAGAGTGGCACAAAACACACAATATCCCTTACGTCTGCGCCAACCTTATTGCTATTAAGGAGGGGCCACGCCAGGGGGGCAGACTAGGAATCTAAAATGGCTGACGCAATTACAGAACTTACAGAAACGTGGGTTGAAGGCAAAGGCGTTCAACTTAATTGGACCGCGGCAGATGATGCTACGACCGGTTCTTTGTACGAAGTTTATGTATTGCAAAACGTCAACCAAATGGTTCCAACGTGGTCGCTTGTTACAACTCTTGGGGCAAACGTCGTAAGACAAACTGGTCAAGCGTCGTATTCGCTTGCGGCCCCAATGACTTCTTACTTTTATCAGTTCCCGTCTCTTACAAGCCCCCCGCTTTCGGTGGCATTTAGTATTATCCATGTTGACTCAACCGGTGCAGAAAGCGACGCATTAAACGTCTCTTCTTTCCCCCCTCCCGTTAATCCGGTTTTTGGGCCGCCGCATTTTCAGAATGGCATTACACTTGACCCCTTTGGTCAAATCGCCATGAACCCGCAAGATTCTTACGAAGAAATCTCTGCCTCTGTTGCAATGGTTGTGGGTGCTTTGGTTGGCGAACGAACAATGCTCCCGGACTTTGGCATTCAAGACCCTACATTTGCCGACGTAAATGCTATTGAAATCCAAGACGCAATCAATCAATGGGAACCTCGAGCCAACGCAAGGGTTTCTGTAAAATATAACGACCAAAACGTTGCCTCTGTGGGCGTTGCCATCACCAGCAGTTTAGGAAATAAATAATGAGCGGTTACATTGACATTCCCATCGTAACAGAGGCTGACGTACTTGTTCAGCAATCTCTTGCCTCAATTGCTGCCAACGTTCCCGGCTGGGTGCCGCGTGAAGGCAACCTTGAAGTTCTTCTTCTGGAACAGTTTGCCTCAATGGCCGCAGAGGCCGCTAACGTGGCTTCTGACGTCCCCAAATCTATCTTTCAATATTTCGGTTCACTTATCGGAATTACACCAAATGCGGGCCTTCAAAACCAACTTTACACAACATGGACATTGGTTAGCAACGCCCCTACCGGTGGATACCAAATTGCCGCCGGAACCGTTGTCGGCCTCTTCTTTTCCGGCGCTTCTTACCAGTTTCAACTTGTAAATAGCATTACAATTGCAGCGGGGACAAACGCGCTTACCAACGTTCTTGTTGAAGCAGTAACCCCAGGCACCGCTTACAACATTCAGAACTTTTCAAGTTTTAACTCCGTTGGCGCATTCTTGCAACTGCAAACTCAAAACCCCAACATCTCTAGCGTTGTGGTTACGGCAACCCCTGCAACAAACTCAAACCTTGTAGCGGGCACTGACCCAGAGACAACAGATTCATTCTTGAGCCGTTTGACGGCAGAATTGCAACTTCTTGCGCCCCGCCCAATTACGCCCAGCGACTACGCGTTGTTTGCTCAAAACGTATCCGGCATTTACCGTGCGCAGGCATTTGATGGCTTCAACTCTTTGACCAATCTTTTCTCTGCCGCTAACGCAAACTTTACAACAGCATCGACTTCTGGTTCCGCCCCCTCTGGCTGGGGTGTTGTTGGTGACGGAACAACAACTGTTCCATCTATATCGACCCCCGGAACTTCGCCGTCAAACTACTTGCAATTTACAAGTACGTCAACCGCGCTTCCAAGCGGGCTTGCAGTAAACACCGCAACAACGGCAGGTGCGTCTTCAATAAAGTTGACGACAACCGCTTTGCACACAACTGCAAGTTCTTCAGCGCCAGACCTTTTCTTGATTTCCGACAGCACAAACGGCAATGAAATTGTAATTGCAACAGCCGTTTCAGCCGCTTCCGGTGGTGCGCAAACATTGACGCTGGCCGCCCCAATGCAGTACGCTCACTCAACAAGCGCAACCGCAACCTTGCTTCAAGGTGCGTCGGCACCTGCCGCTACGGGTCTGTACGCAAACTCTTATTGGTACCAAGCCGCCGCCGTCATCAAGGCTGCTGGTTCCGCGCCGGCAACAACGGCAACAGAGCGCCCGTACATTGTGGCTCTTGCCACTTACATTGACGGTTCGACGCGCGCGTTTTCTTCATTGCCACAGTTTGACGATTCCCTTTACACCTACACGTCAAACTCAAAAGTTGTTTGCTGCAACATTCCCTCAACAAACGCAAACTCTGCAAACGTGCTTGCTTTTGACCCCGGTGTGCCAACAATTTATTCGGCAACCAACCCTAACGCTCCACGTCCATACGTAACAAACATTCAAATGTACATTGCTTTTTCCACAACGGAAACAAGCAAGACGCACGAAGTTACTTACGTGTCGCTTAATGAGGTTCAGGTTGACCTTTCTTCCGCTCAAAGTCAAACGCTAACAAACAGTGACTACAACTTTATTCCTGACGCCACCTTCCTTGACTACGAATTCAGCGGTGGGTACGGCTCGTCCTGGAGCAACCCAAATGGTACTGTCATATTGCCGGGAACGGGAGTTCAGTACCAGGGAACCGGCTCCGCACTCGGCTCCGCCCTTACGGTAAGTTCGCAAATCTTTAATTTGTCGCACGTCGTTTCTGACACCACGGCAACCACGCGCACGTACACGTTGTTTGCGACCGTTAACGCCAATTACGTGACCGGCACAACGTACAGCAACATTACGATTCAAGTTGTCAACGTTGCCACATCTGCCGTTCTTGCTACTGTTAGCCCTGCGGCTGCGGCCACGGTGACGCTTCCAATTACGTTTACGCTTTCATCTGCGGCTGACGTTCAGGTTAACATTATCTTTGGAGCCGGCCTCAACGTGCCATTGGGTTCGAGCGTTATTGTTTCAAACGTTGCAGTTGTCTCTGGCTCGTACACATTGACAACGCTTCCGGCGCTCAACCAGTACAACTACACATGGACGCCAGGTGGACTCTACAACCCCAACACGTTTAACTACCCTCGCACCGTTTCTGTTGTGCCCGTTGATGCAAATGGTTTGCCGGTTGTTCCTTCAATCGCCCAAAGCCTCTCTGCCTACCTTGCAACCCGTCGCGAGACAAACTTTACGGTTAACACGATTAACCCCAATTACATTCCAATTGACGTTCAGTACACTATTTACGTTTCGCCGGCTTACACAACAACGTCAGTGCAGTCTTCGGTTACCGCCGCTATTCGTTTGTTCCTAAGCCCCGCTAACTGGGCTGGTGGAACAAACACGCCGCCATATTGGAATGGAGCCGCAACGTCGGTAAACATTATGGACCTTGCCACAATCATTGGTTCTGTTGAAGGCGTATCAAACGTTGTTACCGTAAGCGCCAGAACTTCATACCCAACCGGCGGAGCCTACTTGACCACAACGGTCCCGCTTTCCGGAATCGCTCCTCTTCCAATTGCTAACGCAATTGCCGGAACGGTTTATGCCAATACAAGCAACACGTTTACTGGACTTTAATTATGACGGTAACCTTACCGAATAGTTACAACACCCAGTCGATTTATAACACGGTGCCGCAATTTATCCAAGACCAAGACGCGCAAAATGGTTACGCTCTTTGGTACTTTATTTACGGCGCCGCGTCGCAACTTGACCAACTTGACATTCTGACTAGAAACAATGTCGGTCAAGGCATTCACGTTGAAGCAAACTTTGGTGCTTATGCAACGTACGAAATCACAGACGTTCAAATTGCAAACCCTCTTGCACCCGGCGACACAACAATTACAATTTTTGGAACAGACAGCACTTGGTATGTGTTCCCAACAAATCAACCAATTCTTTTAGAGTTGGTCAATTCGCTTACTGGCGCCGTTGAAACAATTTCGGTCCCCGCCGGATACAGTGATTGGAACGCGCCAACAATCACCTTTACGGGTGTTACGCGCAACTATCCTACGGGCGGCGCCGGCCTATCCTGGCCCGCAAGCACAGGAGCAGACGGAAGCGTTTACCTTCAGGACTGGGCCGGCGCTCCCGGCTGGTCTCAAGCGGTTGACATTCAACGTTGCCCAAACTACGCCCTGCCTTGGCTTGCTCAATTTGTAGGCGCTTCAATCCCATCTGACACAACCATGAGCCGTCAGCAGATTGTCCAAACGATTAACTCCCTTGGTGGTTTTAATCGGGCAACCGCCGAAGCAATTACGCAACAGTTGATTCAGGTAATTAACTCCCAGTTGGTTTCAAGCGTTTCTCAGTTGTCTGAGTCGCAAGTAATCATCATGGAAAACACGCAATCAACCTCGTACGCAATTACGGGCGCTTCTGCAAACGGCACAACAGTAACTTACACGTGTGCCAACTCTCTTATTGCGGGTCAAGTTGTAACCATCTCGGGATTGTCTACAACAGCGTTTAACCTTACAAACGTTACGGTGGCGTCGGCAACTGCAACGCAATTTACGGTCACAAATTCAGCAACGGGAACAACAGTTACAAGCCAACAAGGCGCTTGTGCGCTCAAAGAGCCGTATTCAAACAGTTTTAATGCAATGACAATCTTGCTTCCATCTATTTATTTTTCGTCACAGTCGTATCAGACTTTGACGGCTGATGCCGGTGGCGCTTCTTCAACGTACTCGTCACTTCAAACGTATCTTACAAGCATTGGTGGTCTTTACTTTGACCTTCAGGGCAGCACCGTTGCAAGTAACAACTCACCGTACATCAACTTTATCTATCGTTACCGGCCTGCCGGAATGCAAATCTTCGTAGGAGGATACTAATGTCAAGTGGAAAGACAACGCGGGCCCAGGTTCCATACCCGGTTTCAAGCGACACGGCAAACGTTGCCTCTGACATTCAGAGCGTTGCCAACTTTATTGACAGCAACGTTCCGCTTTGGGCCACGACTTCGGACGGCTCAACGCCAACGCCTTCAGTAAACAGCACTGGCGGTGAATTCTGGTGGTGCGCGCTGGCAACATCTGCAAGTTACGGCCTTAATTACTACAACGGAACTTCGTGGGTCAATTTGGGCGCCGACTCCGTTTACGTAGGCACAACAGCCCCAACCGTGGCTTTCCCTGGTCAGGTTTGGGTCAATACCACTTACACCAACCCTTCTATTTCTTACTACAGCGGCTCTACTTGGATTACCGTTGTGCCCGGAACATCAACCAGAGGTTTGATTATGACCTCCGGCGCTGCCGGCCCTCAATACTCGTCTGCCGTTGCAGTTCAGGGTCCGCAGGGTTATCAGGGCGCAACCGGCCCGCAAGGTTCTACTGGCGCACAGGGCGCTCAAGGGTCGACCGGCTCGCAGGGCGCAACCGGCTCACAGGGCGCAACCGGCTCACAGGGAGCCCAAGGAACTCAAGGTGTCCAAGGCGCAACCGTGCAGGGCCCTCAAGGTTCAACGGGTTCGCAGGGCCCAACCGGCTCTCAAGGCCCTCAAGGATACCAAGGTGCCTCCACTTCGCAAACCATTACAGCCGCAACTACGGGCGCGCAGGGCGTTATTCAATTAGCGGGCGACCTCACTGGAACATCAACGGCACCCGCTTTGATTGCAACCGGCACACAGGGCACGTACACAAAGGTCACAACAGACGCAAAGGGGCGCGTAACCGCAGGAACAACGCTTTCTGCATCGGACATTCCTACAACCCTTGGCTCAACAACGTCGGTAAACGGCACAACAATTCCGGCTTCTTCAACTTTGTTGACCTCAACAACTGGTCAAAACATTGCATTCCCAAATATTTTGACGACTGGCTCTCAGTCAATTATTGCAAACCAGTACAACATGTATGCGGGAAGCACGGCGCAATCCTACACTTGGCCAAACGTTGCAACGTCTGGCTCAAAAACTGATTTTTACAACAACACCAACTTTGTTGTAACAATCTCTGCTTACTCGGGCCAATCTTTTCACCTTTACGGTTCTTTTGCTGGTGCAACGTCTATTACCGTTAACCCTGGAACTAGCATTTCCTTTGTTTACGATGGAAGCACCAACTGGTACGCTGAAAACCTTTCATACGGCACAACTCCGGTGGTCGCTGGTGGAACGGGCGCCTCAACCGCAAGCGCCGCTCTAACAAACCTTGGCGCTGCACCGGCAGTAGGCTCCTCTTCAATTGTCACAACGGGCACTGTTACAAACGGCCTTTGGAATAGCACAATTGCTTTTACCGAAGCAACCGTCTCTTCCTCAACTGGCAAGGGGCCTACTCTTTCAGCGCAATACAACGTTGTTAACGCAACCGCGTCGGGGCAAGCCGTAACGCTTCCGGCAATTACTACGTTGGGTCAGTTTGTAATTATTGACAACGCAAATAATTATTCAATCTTGGTTTATCCAAATGGCGCAAGTCAAACAATTGACTCTGCCGCTGGCGGCGTTGCAATTACTATTCAACCGTACGCATACTGGATGGGTGTTGTAGAAACGACCGGCACAACCGGCTCCTGGGCTTCAACGATTCAATCCCTTGCAGGCTCTTCAGACATTACGGTTAGTTACACGACCCCCGGCAACGTTACGTTCTCAGCCTCGAGCACAAATGGAACCGGCTCGCTGGTTCGTTCCACAAGTCCTACGTTGACAACGCCAAACCTCGGAACGCCCTCGGCTGTAAATCTTTCCAACGCAACAAACGTTTTGGGCGTTTTCCAACCGGCCAACGTTACAAGCGGAAGTATTGTGACCGGTTCGATAGGAACCGTAATTTCTCAAACCGTTGCAGGTTACAACAATTATCTGGTTGCCTTTACTCTTAGCGGTAGAAACAACGACACCGTAACGCGTGTTTTGTCTACCGCTATTACAAATGGTACGACTAGCACCCCAGCAATGCAATCAACAACATTTGCTGGCGGATTAATAACAAACTCAAATCAATACCTCTTTACCTCTCAGGGGACCGGAAACATCACCATTTCCGGTCAGGCTTCTTTCGGTGGTGTAACGCAAGGAACTATTGTAGTTGCCACTCTTTCAATTATTGGATTCAACTAAAACAAAGGACAAATATGACAACACCTATTGACCACCGCACCGCCGAAGTCGCATGGGCCCATTGGGCGGTTGCTGACCGCATCAAGCACCCCGAACACTGGGTTTATTCAGAGGGCGCAAACCGCATGGCAAACATCGGTCAGTGGCCCATTAAGTTTCCCATCACAACCGACTGCTCGGGCTCCATCACTCTTTACGCCTACTTGGCGCAGGGCAACGACCCCAACGGGCTTAACTTTGACCACGAAGGCTACACGGGCACACTTTTGAGCCATGAGGAGCACCTTGCTCTTTGGGTGAAGCAAAATCCCGTGGCAACAATTCAAGACATTGAAGTTGGTGACTACGTTGTTTACGGCCCCGGAGTGGGTGAACATGTAGCAATTATTGTCGAAATTCAAGGCAACGACATTCTTACGGTAAGCCATGGCGAGCAGGGCAACCCAACATACTGCTGGGTTAACCCACCGTCAGCAAATCCTCACGGTTACCCCGTCGACGGTCGCATGCCACAAACGTTCCTTCGCAATGTAACGGCTAACACAAAGCCAGTGCGCATGCCGCCAGCCGCATAGTACCGTCATGTTAGTAGCAGAGACATTTGTAACTTGGATTAGCAATACAGCAAACCTTTGGGACAGCATTGGTTGGTTCCTCGCCGGACTGGGTACCGTTGGTGCTTTTGTCTGGCGACACCACCGCAAACAAATCAAAAACGTAGTTCGCGAAGAACTTATCTCCGAACTTGACAGCGACCTTATCAAGAACTTGGCAAAGGCTGTTGAAGAAATTCACCACGAAACTAAAAACAATGGCGGGTCCAGCATGAAGGACGCCATCGACCGTGTAGAGCGAAACCAAAACGAAGGATTTAAAAAGGTAGACGAGCAGATGGAGCGCATGGAGCGTTACATTCAAAAACTGGAAAAGGTGATGGAACGCCACCTTGGCTATCACGATGGGCATGATGATTAATGGCAAAACACTGGGAGTTTCACCCTTCGGTTCGGACCGGCAAAGAACGAACAATTGGAGAACGAGCGGCAGACAGAATGCGCCTGGGAATGGGAACATGGACATTCCTAATGACGTTTCTCGTTTTGATGACGTTTTGGATTGCCAGCGGCGGTTTTGGAACTGACCCCGCGCCTTATTTTCGGCTAAACCTTGCCTTGTCAATGCTGGCGGGGCTGCAAGGTTCCGTTCTTCTTATCGCAGCAAAGCGCAGTGACAAAATCTCTGCGGAGTTGCAAAAGTTTCACCTTAAGACAACACTTGACCACGCTGAAATGCTTGCGGAAATTAAGCAAATTTTGTCTGAACTGAAAGAAAGAAAGTAATGCACATCTGGTTAGACGTTGCGTTTTACTCATTTGTTGGTTGCGTTTGCATGATTGCTCGCGACGTTCTCAACACTGTTCTGACCAAAGCAATTGCTGAAGGTCACGCAAAACTTGCCGGCAACATGGACGGGCTTAGCGACATTGTAAACATTGTCCTTGCCTCTTTTTCCGGCGTACAACTCATTCACCTTGGCTGGCGCGGCTGGCTAGGCATTCTTCCCATCGGAATTATTGGCAAGTTTACAACAGAACACGCTACCAACTGGTCTCACAAGAACGTCACAGAGGAAGTAGATGCAAGAACGTATCGCTGGACGGCGGGGCAAGGCCCCAGCCGTAAAACTTTCAATGGGCACCCTGTCCAATTACGTTAAGGGCACGGTTCCATCTGCGCCACGTTCTTTTGACTACTCCAATCGTGTCAAGGACTACCCAATGGCCCTTAATGACACGTATGGCGACTGCACCATTGCAGGCGTTATTCACATGCTTCAACTTGCTTACGCAGAAATCGGTGAGGTTTTTGAGTACCCAGGCGATGAAGCCGTAAAGCAAGAATACTTTAAACTCACTGGCGGCGCCGACACGGGCCTGGTTGAGCATGAAGTCTTAAAGACATGGATGAACGATGGATTGTTTGGAACAAAAATCTCTGCTTATGCGCCGGTTAATATCAAAAACCGTGATGAGTTGGCTGCTGCCATTTACCTTTTTGGCTCTGTCTACCTTGGTGTTGAAATGCCGCCAGATGCGGAAACCCAGTTTGAGTCTCACCAACCCTGGCATGTTCCCCAGTACGCGGAGGAAGCCTCTGGTGGCCACTGTGTCGTGGCTACGGGCTGTAACAGGTTTGGTGTAGACATTATCACTTGGGGCGCCACAGAGTCGATGACGTGGCAATGGTGGGAAACCTACGGCTCTGAAGCATGGGTTGTTATCCCAGAAGCATTTGTTGAACTTGACCACGGCCCCGTTTGGAACGTAAATATTCTTTCTTTGCAAGAGGACCTAAAGAACCTTGACTAACAACAACTATATTCCACAGCCAGGCGACGCAGTTTTTGCGCACACCCACAACCCTTACGGCGCAATGATTCGCTTTGCTCAAGCCGTTCGCTGGTGGAAGTATCGCTCATGGAACCACATGGCAATTGTTGAATCGGTTGACGCAAACGGTCAAGTTTGGGTCATTCAAATGGCTCGACGCTGTGAGCGCGTGCGCATTGAGGACGTTGCCCCCGGCGGTCACGTCAAAGTGATTCCCTGCCCCAAAACAGTCAATTGTGAAGAAGCGGTTGCCTATGCGCAACGTCAATTGGGCACAAAGTATGGCGTACTTACCATTGTCAGCATTGCTATCAACATTATGCTTCCGGCATTTTTCCGTTTTGACATTCGCACTGCCGACACACTCATCTGCTCTGCCCTTGTGG